CTGGTTGCCGCATACTTCTTAAAAAACGTGAGCACTAAAAAAAGTAGCGGGTTGCAAAAACCCGAAGTCGAAATGTTAGCTGTCGAGGCGTTGATCCCGTACGCGCGGAACGCCCGGACGCACTCTGAGGAACAAGTTGCCCAGGTGGCCGCATCGATCCGCGAGTTTGGATTTACGAACCCGGTTTTGATCAGCGCCGAAAACGACATCATTGCCGGCCATGGCCGCGTGATGGCAGCGCGCAAGCTGGGGCTGGAAAAAGTTCCGTGCATCCGCCTGGCGCACCTGACGGAGACGCAGCGCCGGGCTTACGTGCTTGCGGACAACAAGCTCGCGTTGAACTCGGGGTGGGATGAGGAGTTGCTAAAACTGGAACTTGCTTCGCTGGGAAACGACGACGACTTCGACCTTAGCTTGACCGGGTTTAGCGAACCCGAGCTAACTGCGCTGCTATCCGTTGAAATCAATGGAAATAAAAACAAGGAATCCGAAAATGAAGTTGCAATTTATTCCGTTTTTGAAGTAGTTGCCGAATGTCAGCACGAAGACGAACAAAGAATGGTTTATAACATTTTAAATGAAAAAGGAATCAAATGCCGTCTGTCCACATTATAAGAAAAAGTGAAATTGCAGATTCTTTCCGTGTGCAGCAGATACGCGGAATGTTTGATTATCAACGCGAAAACATTGTGCACGAATGGAAGTCCGTGCTTCCTATTGAAGAGAAATCCTGGTCAGTTGGATTGATTGTTGGCCCTTCTGGGGCTGGGAAAACAACGCTTGCAAGTGAGGCGTTTCCATTATTTTCGTTTCACTCAGGATTTGAGTGGGATCCAAAAAAAGCTGTCGTTGACGGGTTTTTGGACAACATTGACACAAAAGCAATTGTTGCAATGTTTAACGCCGTTGGATTTAGTTCTCCACCGCATTGGCTAAAACCGTTTCACCATTTAAGCAACGGGCAAAAATTCCGCGTTGAATTGGCACGTTGCCTTATTGAAAACAAAACCGGTTTGATTTTTGATGAATTTACCTCCGTTGTAGACCGCGACGTGGCAAAAATTGGTTGCGCCGCAATTTCAAAAGCGCTTCGTAGAAAGGATGGGCCTCCGTTCATCGCTGTAAGCTGCCATTACGACATCATCGATTGGCTAGAGCCAGATTGGGTTTTTGATGTCGGCAGTCAGAGTTTTGAATGGAGGTCGCGAAGGCGATTCCCCGAAATCGTCCTTCGAGTTTATAAAACAAACACTTCCACGTGGAATTTTTTTCGGGAATATCATTATTTAGACCACACAATTAGCCAAGCTGCGCAATGTTTTGTGGCAACATGGAATGAAAAACCAATTGCATTTACTTCAGTTGTTCATTTTCCTCATCCAAGCTGTGCAACTTTTAAAAGGGAACATAGAACGGTAGTTTTGCCAGATTTTCAAGGTGTAGGAATTGGGAATCGTTTTTCTGAATTTGTTGCAAGTTATTACAAAAAACAAGGATTTAGGTTTATTTCAACAACCAGTTCACCCGCAATGATTCAACATCGAGCAAAAAGTAAACTATGGAAAACGCATCGTTTTGGATATATTAACGTCCCCGGAAAATCTGCTCTTAAATCAATTTCAAAAACTTTAAGCGCAAAAAGAATAACCGCAGGGTTTGAATTTATTGGAAATGGGTGATTTGGAAAAACAACTGCGCGACCAAGAGGTCCGCAACATTATTTCCAAGCTCAAAGCCGGGCGGACGCTGACTGCTCGGGAAAGCCAGCTTGCAAGCGACTACGCGCGGGAGTTAAGCGGCGGCAGCCGTTACCTGACCGGGGCTGAGATTGGCAAGTTGCTTGGAATTTCACGCCAGGGCGGCGACAAAAAAGTCCGCGCCGGATGTTTGGTCCGGTCGTTTGAGGAACTTGTCGAGTGGGAGCGAGCAAACAACCGGCACACAGGAGCAGGGGCGGGGATTATTGAAGCGCGCCGGAGAAAAATTGAACTTGAGACCGAGCGCATCAAATTCCGCTTGTCGGTAGACCGGAGTGAATTTTTGCCGGTTGAAAAAATCCGCGAAGAGGCGACAAAGATTGGGAGCGTGCTGACGGCGGAGCTTTCGGTGTTGGTCAACGACTTGCCCGGGCAGCTTGCCGGCCTCTCTGAAATTCAAATCCGCGACCGCTTGCTTGTCAGGTTGGACGCACTTATCGAAAAAACCCGTGGTCAACTGGAATCACTCTTGGATGTCCGAACCTTTACAGACGACGAAGGCGAGGAAGCCGCGGAGGCCGGTTCTTGACGGGTTCCTTAACGGTTTTCAATCACGCTTCCGGGGGGACCCCCTTGACTGGCTGGAAGCGCATGTCACCTTGCCGCACTCGGCCCGAGCGACGTTGTTTGACCGAGCGGTGACACCTTGGCTGAACGAACCGATCCACGCGTTTACCGGCGGCCAGTTTCGGCAGATTGCCATCCGCGCCCCGGTTGGCGGCGGCAAAACGACGTTGCTGGAATTGTTGGTAGCCTATGTGGTGGCGGAGGCCCCGGGGGGCATGCTGTTGATCGGTCAGTCTGACGACATGGCCAAGGATTTCGCGGAGACGCGGCTTTTGCCGGTGCTGCAGGGGTGCAAGAAAACCGCGGCGCTATTTCCGCGGGACCGGCACCAAAAGCGCAAGACCAGCATCCTTTTTCCGCACATGCCCCTTTTCATTGCGGGTGCCAATCTTTCCAGCCTGCAGGAAAAATCCATGCGGTACGTGTGGATGGATGAACTCTGGCGCTGGCGGCCCGGGATGATCGGCGAGGCGCAACGGCGTACGCACGACCGCTGGAACTCTGTGGTGATCGGTGTGAGCCAGGGGTGGGACGACTCTCACGAAGCCGAGGCGTTTTTCAACGCGGGGGAGTTGCGGGCGTGGGGCGTGACGTGCGCCGGCTGCGGCGTGTGGCACCGGCTGGTGTGGTCGAGCATCAAGTGGGAAGACGCCACGTTGGAGGACGGGACTCCCGACTGGGAGCGGCTGGCAAACTCGGCGCGACACGAGTGCGCAAGCTGCGGGCACGTGACGCGGGACACCGCGCAAGAACGCCGAGCGATGGCCAGCGCGGGGAGTTACGAGCGACAACCGAGCAACGGGCTGTCGGGGCGCGTGTCGTTCACTTACAACGCGCTCGGGGTTTACTGGATTCCCTGGGGCACGCTGGTGGTGGAGTGGATCAAGGCTCAGGTTTTGAAAAAAGCCGGGGACCTGTCCGCGCTGCGGCAGTTTGTGCAGAAACGATTAGCGGAGGTGTGGAAGGAGGAGAACGACGCGCCGCCGGTCGAGCTCCGTGGGGCGGACTACCTAAAAGCGGATGTTGCCGACGGGCAGCGCGTGGAGGGGGAGATCCGGCGGTTCCTTACGATTGACCGGCAGCAGGACCATTGGTGGGCGCTTTGCCGAGCGTGGCGCGCCGACGGGTCGAGCCGGTTGGTTTGGGAGGGCAAGGTGCTGACCGTCGAAAGCCTGCGAGACCTGCAGCAGCGCCTCGGGGTCGAAGATTACTGCACGTTTCAAGACGCAGGCTACAGCACCGGGAACGTCTACGACGAATGCGGACAGTTTGGCTGGAACGCGATGATGGGCCGCGGAGACGATTTTTTCTGGATCGGCACAGGCCGCCGGCGGTATCAGCGGGCGTACTCGGAGCCGCGCCCCGTGCGCTCGCCGCGGGGTCATGTGTGCAAGCTGATCAACTTCGCCAACGAGCCGATTAAGGACCAGCTGGTCCGCCTACGCGCGCAGGGGCCGCCCCTCTGGGAGCACCCGCGGGACGTATCCACCGACTGGACGGCGCACATGAACTCGGAAATTAAACGGGACACCGTGGACCGGGTGACGAAGCAGGTGAAGCAACGCTACGTGCTGGTCAAGCGGCACAACCACTTGTGGGATTGCGAGGCCATGCAGCTAGTCGCTGCGGCTTATTTCCGCATCCTTGGCCAGATTGACAATCGAGACGAGTGATTGACATCCCGCGGCTTACGTGGACGCCGCAACTTCTGTGATTCTCAACGTGTTTCTCCAGCAGGACGTCGCGCTACTGCGCAACCTGCGCGACTCGACTTTTGACGCGGTGAGCGCTGGGGAGGGGACGCTGATTTCCAGCACGGT